AAGATTAACACCGATAGATATTACAGACCGGACGAGATAGCGGAATTGCTGAATGTGGACAAGAGCACGGTATATAGAATGATTAAGGATGTTACAGATCCATTGCCCGCAGTTAGAATAGGCGGGAATAGACTTTACAGGGTGCATGGAAGAGAATTGCAAAGCTGGCTGGAAAGACACAGAGTGAGACCGGAAGAGGAATAGGCATTAACATTGATGAAAGATAAGATTGGACTTGACAGATTTGCTCCAAATCTAAGCGGTAAGCGCAGCCACTTCAAGGAGAAACAACTGGAGGTGGCATTATGAGAGCGGAAACAAAAGAGATACTGGACGAGATGGATATGACAGTAGCCGCGATAGAGGACTTGAAGGGCTTGATGCAGGATAGCGAGGAGAAGGCAGTGGGAAGCCAATGCCTGCATTTGCTGGTGGAGCATCTGAAGGAGCAGATGGAGAGGTTGTGGATGAGGATGGGATATGACGGAGGATAGAGAGCAACGATAAAACGAGAGAAAGCCCTGGGAGACCGGGGCTTTTTTTGTAACCATTGTTGTCTATTGTTGTCTATTGCGACAGTATTTTTGCAAAAACACAGAAAGTGTTGCAATAGACAGCAGCAGTATTTGACAGGATATGGGAGGGTGGCACTGATGGTGCCATGAGTAACAGCAAGGTTTTCAGAGAAAAAAAAGAGATGGCTTTTGAGGCGTTCATCAGCGGCAAGACGAGCCCGAAGGAACTGGCGGCGCTGGTGGGCTGTAGTCCGGTGACGGTGAGCAAATGGATTGCTGCTGGCAAGTGGGACAAGATTGAGGGAGAGGAGCGCCGGTTAAGCCGGAAAATTACGGTAGCACGGAGAAAAGCGCTGCTTACCGCACTGGAAGAATACGCTAAAGACCCCAAGAACACGGCACTGCAATCCCTGGTGAGCATACTAAGGCAGGAGATGAAGCGGGAGGAGCCGGCGAAGGAGCTTTGCGATTACATAGTGAAATTTTTGGATCAGGTGACGGATTTTATGATAGAAAAGGGATATGAGGGACTGCTGAAGCAGTTTCAGGCGATTGTGATGGATTTAGCCGAATACCTGAGAATGAGGAACGGATGAGAAATAATACCCCGAGCGTGACATATACCTCCAAACAGCCCGGCGACGCTCTATCTGCCGCCGGGCATACCTTCCCTCCGACCTACACACAGCCCCGCTACATTCTTTCAGCAAGTTTACGGGCGGGGCTGTCCTTTATCTTGCACCGATATATGTCAATTGATACAGGAGGAATGGGATGGAAGACAGCATAGTGAAGATATTATTTACATTATTCGGGCTATACGCGGGGGTGATGAGCTGGCTATTCAAGACGGCATGGGATGATGTGCAGCGGTTGAAGAAGGAATTGAACGAGATACGGACAAACTGCACAAAGTGCCAGACGGAGACCTTGGAAAGCATAAGGGAACTGATTGACGAGCGGTTTGACAAGTTTATGATAACGGTGGAGCAGAAGCTGGAGCAGGGCTTTACGAAAATAGAGCTGAGCTGGGTAAACGAAGGGCGGATCAGCCCGAAGAAGACGAAGAAGGATGCATGAAAGCCAAAACGATCCAGGCATTTGCGGGGGACAGCATCAAGCTGCAGGTAGCCGTGTATGATGACAGGGGCCAGGCATTTGACTTGGAAAAGAATAGGATTGAGGAAGTGAGATTTATGGTTCCCCGCCTTGATATTTATGAGCGTGGAGAGATGAAGTGGAATGTGGCGAGTTTTACGGTTCCTTCGAACATCACCCAACCGGGGAACTATCCCTACCATGTGCTATTATTAGGGGGGGATCTGCAGTTTACCGTAGCTTATGGCATACTGCAAGTAATGAGTGTAGTGAAATGAGCATAATAGAGATACACGGGACAGTGGGACGGAAGATCAAGGTAAGCATCGGTATATATTTGCGTGGTATAGTTCTTAATGCGGGGCAGCCAATCGCTAAGAGCGGTGGACTGGACATCAGGATAGCCGAGAAGGGCGGATATATCATTGCAGACGCAAGTGGTGCGTGACAGCAAAGGAAGAATAGGAGATTAGCGATGAAAAAACTTAGTTTTACGATGATCATACTACTGGTGGCAATGACACTGGAAGCACAAACATACTACAAGCTAAGATACACTTGGGAAAAGATTGAAAATGCCATAGATGCGGTGAAGGCGGTAAGGTAATGGCCAAGTTTATCCAACGGCAGCAAAAGGCACTGGTAGAGATAGCGGCAAAGACGCCGCAGGTGCGTCCTTTTGCGGGAGACACGCCGCGGGATAAAGAGGAGCGAATCCGGCGTGCCACCGGAGAAGGTTGGGAAGCTTTTCAATATTTTTGCATTACTTATTTTCCGCATATATTTACCAAGCCGTTTACAAACCAGCACAAAGAGATGTTTCAGGAAACGGAAGCAGCAAGCGGAGTGATTGGGATCACCGGATTCCGTGGGCTGGGCAAGACAGTGCTGATGGGTGTGGTATATCCGCTATGGAAGATTGTGAAGGGCTGTCAGTATGTGATACACACAGCGGCGGACATTGATCTTGCCTGTGAGCGGACGGCTTTTACGCTGAACGAGCTGAAGGAAAACAGACGGCTGTTGATGGACTATCCATATTTGGAAGTGGTAGAGGGAGAGAAAGATAATTTTTATCTGAAGAACAGGTGCCGGATTAGAGCACGCTCAATCAAGCAGAGTCATCGTGGAACATTTAACGACAAAAATATGAAGCGACCCGGAATCATTGTTTGCGATGACATTGACAAAGAAGAGAATGTAGGCAGCCAGACGATAGGAAAGCGCAAAATGGATAAGATTACCCAGGAATTGGCGGGAGCGTTGGACCCAGCAGAGCCGGGTAAGGTGGTCTGGTTGGGTAACCTGGTGCATCCGAATTATGCGATTTGCCAGTTCATGGAGCTCATAATCGGTGAGATAAGAGCCGATAATCCCGAGCTTGATCCGAGAAACCAAAAAGTGATAAAAACGAGCCAGTTGGCACTTTTGCGTTATTCCCTGGAAGATGTTGAGGGTAGGAGCACATGGCCGGAGCAATATCCGGATAAAATGCTGCCGGAGCTGAGAAAGCGATATGGGCAGGCGGGGTATCAGAGGGAGATGTTGGGATTGCCCGTAATTGAAGGGAACATATTTAAGAATGAGTGGTTTAAGAAATACCAGAGCTTACCGGAAGCGAGCAAGATGAAACGAGTGTGGCTTTATGCCGACCCTGCTTGGGGTGAGAAGGGCTGCTATAAAGCCATCATCTCCATAGGTTATGATGGCAACCGCTTTTATGTAATCCATATATGGATTCGGCAGACGAAAAACACAAAGTTTTTCAGGTACTTCTATGACGCGTATCAGGAGCTTGACCGCATTTACAGAGTAAAAGCCAGGGCAGCTTGCGAGACGACTTATGGGCAGGGCAGAATCCTGGCTGACTTTGATCGGTGGGCAACCGATAACCGTATACCTCCAATCTCCCATAGAATTAAGAAGATAGATAACAAAGAGAACAAGAACCTGCGCATTGAGCGGACTGAGACGCTCATAGAGACAGCGAAGGTGCTCTTTCCGGAGGGGCAGGATACACCGACACTGGTGAGCCAGTTTTTGACATATCCGGACGGGTATGTGGATGGTCCAGATGCTTTGGCAGGATGCCTGGAAAGGTTCAGCGAATATAACATAGGGCGAAACCGGGTGCGGGTGCGGAGGATGAGCTGGTGAATTATTATGACCGGATGATGCTGGAGTATTACAAGGTGCTTAATAATGCCTGGAAGCGCGAGATTAAAGAGGCAGCCAGAGCTGCGATCGGGATGCTGACCGAGATGCCTAAAGCGGAGAGGGTGGATAAACGCAAGGTGGACTTGCTTTTGGAAGTGATCAACCAGAACTTGGGTGACGACTTTATGATGGCGGTGAGTGCTGAAACTAAGGCGTTTGTAGAGCGGAGCTTGAGGTTGGGCATCCAGGATGTAAAGACCCAAGCAAAAGTTAGGATCAACATCGGTTTGTGGGGAATTGAGGAACAGGCGTTAGTCGCTCAGGTGCAGAAACAGAATATATTTTGGATAGGACAGCATTTTGGGGCGGATATCAGCCAGGACTTCAGGGATACTTTGACAAAGGCACTTGAGCAGGGCTATACGAAAGAGATGCTGGCAGATGCACTTAAGGAGAGATTTTCCGATTTAGGAGACAAAGGTGCTTATTATTGGCAGGGATTGGCGGAACATACTGCCCTACGGATTAGAGAATTTGGGCGCTTATCCGGATATGAGAAGGCAGGAGCGAAGGGCTATAGGTTGGTGAATCCGATGGATAACCGAACGAGTGAGATATGCTGGGCTTTGGTGAGCCAGGGCAAGGTTTATCCGCTGGATGTGGCATTGGAAGTGCGAGATAATTTGATGACTATAGATGTGGAGAAAGAAGGTTTGGAAGAGGCACGGGAGCGAATTAAAGCACTGGCACCGTGGGTGAAAGAGAGCCAGATAGAAAGGGACAAGGAAGGCAATCCGGTGGGTGTGAGCGGGGCTCATACGCCTTTTCCGCCGTTTCACTGGAAATGCAGGACACAAACGGAGATAGAAATATGAAAGCGATACCTGTAGAAGTGAAAGATGTAATCACAATATTGAATCTTCCTGCCGATATGGCGGATAATCCGATCTTTAGTGAGCATGAGGCGCTGGTGATGTGCAGAATGGCAGAGATCACGATTGATGATGATTACAATGAAGCCGTGGAAGGTGATCTGGAGGCGGGAGACCCGCTGTATGTAGCGTTTCGGTATAGCTATGCGTTTTTACTGCTGGAGAGCGTGGCTGAGTTTCTCAATCTGAAGACCCTGGGCGAGGGAATAGTAAAGAGCATAGGGCTGGATTCATCTACTACAGAGCTGCTGACGGGAGCAGAGATAGAGGCATTTAAGGCAGAATTGGAGATAAGGGCTTTGACGCTGTTGAAAGGATTTTTGAATGAAGAGGGGCTTGCCAGAATGTATGAACTGAAGCCGAGGGCTGCACGATTGATACGGGTGGGAGTGATCTGAAATGAATAGAACGCAGATGACGCAGATCGAACGGATATACGCAGATTATTATGTTTTAATTACATTCCTTCGGAGCTGCTATGCTTGAGCAGAACACCTCATTAGATGAGATCATGATAGAAATTTACCGGGCAATTTATAGTGCCCTGGAGAGCAAAATGCACCTGATTGGTAGCGTGATAGACAGAGATGCGCGGCGTGAGATCATGGCGCAGAACATTTATGATAAGGGTGATTTTTATAATAATGCGGGCTATATAGTTGAAAAAGATAACACAGGGATGACTCTGAGAGTGGGATCAAATGTCAAACATGAGCTATATGTTTTGGGTGGAAAGGTGCCGAGCTGGACACCGATCGCACCGCTGATCAGCTGGGTGCAGCGCAAAGGATTGGCTTGGGTGGACAAGAAGACGGGGGCGCAACTGAAGGTGGAACAGATGGCGTATATGATCCGAGGCAAGATCAGGCGCGAGGGCATAGCAGCCAGGAATGTATATGAGACGGTTTTACAGAACAAAGAAGCATGGATATTTGAGCAGTTAAACAGCATAGAGGTGCGGATATGACGGGACTGAGCAAGTTTGAGAGTGAACGGGCGATTATCCGGCAGGCGTTACTTGATGCCGGAATAGCGCAGGTTATTTATAACAAAGACGATATACCCAAGGATTTACCTGCCGCGATAGTAATTTTGGAAGGCGAGACGGGTAAGAACGGGACTGGGCGGCAATATGTGGATACAGACATTGCCTGGACAGTATTCATAATTGTAAATGCCACGAAAGCTGAGGATCCGGATGCTGATTTATACGCATTAAAGGAGCTTTTCCGGGAAAAGTACCGGGAGAGTATGTACCGTGATATTCCGGCTATAGAGTATTATACGAGCAGGTTGGATGGAGCGAGATTGGTGCGAGTGGCAAGGATGGCGCTTTTGAAAAGCGGAACTGGAGCGGGATCATGAGGGTAATGCGAATAGGCCAAAACCGGGTAGCCATAAGCGATGTGAGCGATTTGATTGAGAAGCAGTATAGGACCGAGATTCCGGACTTGAGTAAAATGAATAGAGTGGGAAAGCAGATCGTAAGTAAAGCAGCGGAACAGAAGAAAGTGGTAAGCGCACCTTACAGCATAATAAAACTATTGAATCTGTTGGATATGGATGAGTATCACAGCGGGTGCGTGGAAGCGACATGTATGGCAACAGTGATGAAGACGGAATGCAAGAACACGAAAGTGAAGGACTGGCTGGAGGCAGCGGATTATCCGGCATGCGAGGATGAGACAACTATCCTGGCTGAGATGTTGAAGTTTTACCTGGCTTGCGGCAATGGCTTTTTAATTAAGATGAGGAACGCGGCAGGGGAATGGATTGGGCTGGAGCGACTATTGCCCAATGAAGTGCAGATCGTGGAGAACTATGACGAATATGGATTCTTCAAGCCAAACTACATACAAGTTAAGAACAACCAGAAGAAGGATTTTGAATACGCGGACATCATCCATATAAAGAAAAGCACTCACAGATCAAATGCCTGGGGATTGGCATGCCTGCCGATCGCGATTAACATAGAGATATTGGGAGAGATTAAGACCTTTGATTACAACAACTTCAAGAACGGTTTGATGGCAGATTATTTTATGATTGTGGAAGGGGGAACCCTTAGAGACGGCATCGTGACCGATGAAGATGGCAATGAGGTGGTAACCGACGCTTACAGCGAGATTGAAAAAGCACTTACCGAAGCCAAGGGCAATATAAAGAGCCACTCAACGGTTTTGATAGAGAGCGAGAGCAAAGATGTGAAGATCCGGTTGGAACCACTGAGGCAACAGGATAAGGATGGCGGATTCCTGAGCTTGAAGAAGGATTTGAGAGAAGGAATTTTTGCCTATCACAGGGTGCCACCGCGGGTGGTTAGCCAGTTGGTGAGCGGACAACTGGGCGGAGACAACAATAGCGATATGACGCTGTTTTATAATTTTGTGGTGAGACCGATGCAGAAGCGGCTGGCGCTGACGCTGGCTAATGAGTTTAACTATGAGTATAACTGGGGCGTGAGCGCGGAAGAATGGGATTTCGGAGCGCTCACGGAGGAACTATTAACCAATGACGAAAAGCTGTTTAAAAGCTTACGTAACAATTAAAAAGGAGAAAAGATGAGAATCTATGGACATGGGCGCAAGATCATGAAGGGCGAGCTGCGTAATGTGAATGTGGACTTAATCAGTTTGCTATTTGACGGGATGAAGCCAGCCAACATGAAGAGCGCAGTAATCAAGAGTGCGGACGGCAAGCGGTATAAATCCGTGTCTGCAAGCGCGAAATTCAAGAGCGAAACAGTGGGCAATGAGGGCCTGCTGTATGTGACCGTGATGGAGCCCGATGTGGTGGACGCGCAGGGCGACAGCTACAGCGCGGAAGAGGTGAAGAAAGCAGCCCTGAACTTTCTGAAGAAAGGAGTGGTGGGCAAGAACGATGTGAATCATAACAACCAACCCGTCTCGGAGTTTGTGATTGCAGAGAGCTATATTCTGAAAGCCGAAGACAAAGAGCATTATCCTAATACCAAGTTGGGTAGTTGGGTTGCA